GGCTTCCTGACTTCAAAACTGCTGGTGCGGTTAAGACTGGTGAAGTTGAAATGGTTGCTGCTGTTGCCCTTAAAGCAACAAAGGCTGCTGGTGTGTTCAGAAAAATTAAAGTTCAGTAAAGAAAGGATGGTATGAAGTTATGGCAAGAATATATGCCTTGAATGAAAATCACAATTGTGATTACGGTGTGGATTTCTTCAATGGTGTTGGTGCTGTTCCTGATGCAAACACAGGCTTGATTGCCTGGTTTACAGCAAAGGGATACACAGTTGTTGCTGGTTCTGATACGTTATCCCCTTGGGATTACTTACCTATGTCAGAACTTCAGATGTTTGCACCCTATGCTGGAATCAATCCAGCAGGGATGACCAAAGATGTTTTGGTTGCAGCCATTGAAACAGCACTGATTACACTGATGAAGATTGAAATTACTGCTTTTGATGCTATTGCGGATGTGAGTGCTGGAACAATTGCAGCACCTGTCTTTGCAAATGCTGCTGCTGTTATTGCTGCATTACCTAAAACGGTAACTGCGACATTTGCGGGTGGTGCAAAGGCAACAGTACCTGTTACAATCTGGGTTGATACTGATACCTTCAATAAGGCTGCTGCTGCAAAGTACACCTTCACAGCAACCCTTGGTACACTTCCACTTCCTTTTGCTAATACAGCAGCGGTTACAGCAACGGTTGAAGTTGAAGTAAAAGCATAAGGCGGTGAATTAAATGGCAAAGATACTTGCACCAAATAAAGAATATGGTGGAATATCTGCTGGGGTTCAGTTTGTGATGGGGGTTGGTGAAACATCCAACCCCCTTTTAATTGAATGGTTCAAGTCAAAGGGTTACACTGTTGAACTTGATGCAGCAGAATTGAAACTTCCAGTTCCTGACCCTGATTTGACAATAACTGAAGAAAAAGTTACAGAATCAGTGGAAAATCTAACAATAACTGAAGAAAAAGAACCAGTAAGGAAAACTTCACGCAAGAAACAATAAAGGATGGTGATGATATGCTAACTGACATTGAAACAAGATTGGCTTCCCTAACCTTCACCCAAATGGCGGTTCAGGAATTGGGCGGTCAGTTCTTATTTGATGTTTCAAAGTTGCTTGAATCACTGGGTTATGATTTGAAACCTGAAGATGATTGGCTTTTGGGCTTTACCATTCAGAAGGTTGAAACCTACATCAAGAATGACTGCAATGTTCTTGTTGTTCCCCAAGGTTTGTATTATGTGATGGTGAATATGGTGGTTGGTCAATTCCTTTTCACTATGAAAAGCAGCGGAAAGCTGGTGGGATTCAATTTTGAAGCTGCAATCAAGCAGGTTCAAGAAGGTGATACCAGTGTGACTTTTGCCATTGGTGATGGAAGCCTGACACCTGAACAACGGTTTGATTCTTTGCTTTCCTATTTGGTGAACTTTGGAAAGGGTGAACTTGTTTCATTCAGGTGCATCAAATGGTGATGGCGCAAAAAACAGCACTTGAATCCTTGTGGAAAGGTAGATGCACTATTTATGTGCATGATGAACAGAAGAATCAGACCAACAAAAGAAGCAAGTTTGTTGAAAGGGCTGTTTATTCAGACCAACCATGCAAACTGTCATTTGAAACTATCAAGCAGACACTGGAAAACAACAATGCAGCGCAAGTGGTACAGTCAGTAAAGCTGTTCATTTCACCTGA